TTGATTTTGAAATGCGCGAGCCAATTGCAAATAATGAAGCCCCTAGCCTAAAGTTGTATTTTGGTTCTGCTGGTGGCGTTAAGCCAAAGTTGCACTGGGCAATGGTTGAAGGTCATCAGATCTTTGAACTATCAGAACATTATGCGGAGGCAAAATAATGACTGCACCTGTTGGCTGGAAGCCAATGCCCGCTGAATGGGCAAAGTTGTTAATTGTTTGTAACGCTTGCAAGGAGCATGCGTTGCGCTCATGGGCTAAACAGGGTGAGCAAGGAATTCTTTGCGCGCGCTGTCACCCAAAAACAGATGGTTACATGACACTACCAAGATTAGGAGAGGCAAACTAATGAAATTCAAAAAAGGTCAAAAAGTTCTATGGAATGGAACACCTGCTTTTGTTTATGATGTAATTACAAAAAATCCTAGAAATGGTAATGCTGTTAAATGGTATGCAATTAAAAGAGATGTAAATTCTGTTGCTAGTCATTTAGTATCTGAAGATGCAAATACATTAGAAAAATTGGAGGCAAACTAATGGCGCTAACAAGTAAAGATCTACAAATTATCAATCAAGCGCTTGCGCAGTATGAGGCACTGCTTCAAGATGGTTATGATGAAGAAACAAACAAACCAATGAACTTTGCTTATGATTATCACAGCAAAAATTTTGGTAATCCTGTAAAAACAGTAGAGGCAACACGCTTACGCGTGTGGAAAGAAATTAACAAGCGCGAAAGGACATGCGTGTGAAGTTCAAAGTAGAAATAACGGTGGAGTTTAATGATTTTGTAATTCCACCAAATAAAAGTCAGTCAATGATCAATGCTATGCAACGCGAACAAGCGGTGTGTGCAATTTATGAAAAGTTGGCTGACATGAAACCACAAATCCACAATGTCTATAAGCAACGATCCTAGATGTATTTGGTGCGGAACTTATGGCTCGCCTGCAAATTTTGTAATTGTATTTGAAACAGAAGAAGGCAACCCACTTTGCGAGTGCGAGTGGTGCGGTAAACAAGAATGGTTTAGGAGGAGGGCAAGCAATGGCAAAGAGTAAATTAACACGCAGAGGCAAGATTGTTTTGGGGATTGTTATAGCCGTAATTGTTTATTGGCTTTACGACATAACAACACCTGATCAATGCAAGGTGGCTATTGAGAACATGTCACAGTGGTGCAAAGATTTGAGATACCCATGACACCTGAAGAAGTTATTAACAATCATTTGATCCCTATTGAAAACGCTTTAACAGAGTGGATTGAAGGCCCGTATGTGGCAAAGATGCTGGCTGAACCCGATAGCCGCGAGCGCTATGCAGGGTTTTTGGAAGGCATTAGATTAAGCAGGGCCAATGTAATTCAAGCGCGGATCAACCTAACGCCACAGGAGGAAGAAGAATGATGCTGTTAATAGGTGTAATTATTTTTACCGTTTTAGGCGTTGTAATTAGTGAGATTTGCTATAAAATAGAGCAGTCCTAAAAATAACCTGAAAGGGGTAAAGAAATGGACAGTTTAGTTAATCGTTGTTTGTGTGGTAGTTGGGTTTACGGTAACGCCGCTTGCGAAGTGTGCAGAAAGTTGGCGAAAGGCTAAAGCCTGAAGCGTGTAACACAAATCCTTTTAAGCGCCGCATTAGCGGTAGGAATTGTGTTTGCTTCACCTGCGGCGGCTCAAGCACCAAAATTAGAGTTGCACCAAATGCCTCCTAAGATGATGGCATTGGAAATGGTGAAGAAAAATTACGCTGATCACAAAAAACAGTATGCTTGCCTGGATCAGTTGATTACAAAAGAAAGCGGCTGGCGTGTAAATGCGCTTAACCGTTCTTCAGGCGCGTTTGGGTTGTTTCAATTTTTGCCTAGCACATGGGCTAATTACAAATACCCGCACAAACCTAAAGATGCGTACACGCAAATCAAGGCTGGTTTGCGCTATGTTTACAAGCGTTACAACACACCTTGCGGGGCGTGGGAGTTTTGGAAAAAGCAGGCTGGCCCTGACTTACATGGAGGTTGGTATTGATGAGTACAGCATCACCATTTGGCCTGCCATTACGCGTTGATCTTCCTACGGTAGATCCTACTGAATGGGAAGATGAAGAAGAAGATGGCGATTGATAAGAAGGTTGTTGCTACCGTAATTAACAGGGCTAATGGTTATTGCGAAGTCTGCGGCGGCCCTGGCCTTCCTGAGAACATGGCCTTGCATCACCGCAAACTCAAATCAAGAGGCGGCAAAGACACCGTTTCCAATCTCATCTTGATCCATCACGGTTGCCATAATCTAAAAACCGATAGTATTCACCTCAAGCCTGCAAGCGCAGAGCAAAAGGGTTGGATTGTGCCTTCTTACAAAGAGCCACATGAATTTCCTTTTGTGAAGCCTGATGGTTCAATTGTATTACTACAAGATGACGGCACTGAAGCCGTAATGATGGAAGGTGACTGATGCACATAAGCGTTAAAGGTAATTTAGGCAGTGACCCTGACCTAAAGTTTTCAAAGAACAACACAGCGTATTGTAATTTTTCATTAGCGTACACCCCGCGAAAGCAAATAAACGGTGAATGGAAAGATGGAGAAGTTACATGGTTTAGAGTAATTGCATTTGGCACAAAGGCTGAAGCAATTGCAGACACATTTAGAAAAGGTGACAGTGTTCTAGTTGTTGGCGATTTAGAACAGAAAACTTACACCGACAAAGAAGGCAATGAAAAAACAACAATGGAGATTGCCGCTAAGGAAGTTGGTTTAGTGCCACGCCTGGGTAAACCAAAATCACAACAATTTGCAACTAAGGAGGCATCACCGTGGTAGATGATCTAATGAGCGCGGCAGAAGTATGCGAGCGCTTGAACATTACATTGAATAACTTACGACAGATCCAACACCGTAAGACACTCACATGGGTGCAGAAGTCAGGCCGTAATGTGTTCTACACAAAAGCAGATGTTGAAAACTACTTTTCAAAGCGCCAGGAGCGTAATCAAGGCTAACATCTTCATGTGATCGTTATTGAAGAAGAAGTAACCGTGGCTCAGATAGATGAATGTCTGAGCCATGTTTACGCAATGCTCAAAACTGACGAATACGGAAACCGCATGGATTGGCGCAAAAAAGAGATGCTCTCAGAACAACTTGATGAATTACTTGATGCGCGCTTAAATTTAGTAAGAACAGGTAAGCCATGAACAACACACCTTATGACGGAGTAATGCTTTTTATAGTCCTAAGCCTATTCATTGCTGTAGTTGCAATGGCGCTAGGAGTCCGATAAGTTACGGCTACTGATCCCCACCGTGGGGATTGAGTGCTGGACACAACCCACATTCTGATGAGTGTGGGTTTTGTTCGCTAACTAGGAAGGCAAAACATTATGGGCATTATGAGTGAAGTTGAAATGCGACAAGCGACAGAAGAATTTTGGCGTGAAAAAATAGCAAGCGACATACAAAAATGGGCTGATGACTTTATAGATCATTCAATGCCTCAAATTACAGTTTATGTTTGTGCTTCTATCGCTAGAGGACATACAAAAGTTTAATTCAACTTGCAGGAAACTTTTTGAAACATTAACATGAACACATTATGGTAGAAATTACGCAAGAGTTAGTAGAAAAAGAAACAACCATAATTGAGTTGCGCCATGAAGGTTATGTGTGGCGTGAGATAGCAACTATGGTGGACATGAGCATTGCAGGAGTCGTTAAGGCTTACAAGCGAGCGCTCATGCGTCACCCTGTTGCGGCTATTGAAGAACACCGTGAATTGGAATTAGATCGTTTAGACACTTTACAGCGCACCTACTGGCAACCTGCGGTGGCTGGCAATCTCAGAGCGGCAGATTTTGTTTTACGCGTAATTGATAAACGCGCAAAGTTATTAGGACTAGACGCGCCAATAAAGGTTCAAGCAGAGGTGGTTACTTATGACGGATCAGACCTGGACGCAGAAGTTGAGCGAGTCGCAAGACTCATTGAGGCAGGAACAATCTCAGCCGCAACTGACATTCCAACCATCACTGAACTCACGGATCAAGGCAAGCCGTTGGGTGTGGAAGAACAAACTGGCGCGGAAGGAGCAACTACCGCCT